TTTATTTATGCAGATGCAGCGAACGAAGACCTGTTCCGGCTGTTTGTCAACAAGTTCGGAGCAACGCCTTTCAGTACCAGGGACAGACCGTACCGGTTTGGCTTTGAAGGGGAAGCGTTGCTAAATATCTTGAATACTTACAACTTTGACTGGAGGTAGTAGTATGAACAACTTGGAACAGTATGACTGTGACCACTTTGTAGTGGGAACGCGGGATAGCTTCCAGCCGTTTGAATACGATCTCCGTCGCGTGAGAGAGTATATGCAAGCGACCGGAAAGGCCTTTATTGATTTGACCGAAGCAGAATTAGAACCATTCCGTATCAACAAACAAACCGCCTGACCCCGCGTCCGGCGGTTTTGTCATACCCCAAAGGAGGAACTTATGAGAGAACTATCCACCATCCAGAAGCGTGAAAAGCTGAACCGCGTCTTTGCGTCGGATGAGCCGGGCGTGGGGAACGCGTGCCACGAGTACGACATCTACGCCGCGCAGGGCTACGGTGAGGACGCCGAGCCGCTGGTCGTGATCCAGTTCCAGAAGGGCGCGCGGAACGAGAACGGCAGCACGCCGGGCGTACTTGACACCGACCTGCTCGAGATCGTCCGTGACCGGCTGCGCGGCTTCCAGTCCGGCGCATTCTCCTGCCGTGAGAATGCCTGTGCGCTGACTCACATCGAAGAAGCGCTCATGTGGCTGAACCGCCGTGTCGAGGATCGCATCGAGCGACGGGTGCTCGGCACAGAGCAGAAGTAAATCCCATCCGTGAAACAGCATCCCATCCGGGGTGCTGTTTTTATACCCATTCCCCGAAAGGAGCGATACCATGAACGAAGACGAGAAGAATACCAAGCCCGGTGCGGCCGATCCGCCCGCCGAGCCCGCAGCGCAGGAGACGCCCGCGGATCCGAAACCGGAGCCTGCACCCGAGCCGAAATCCGCCGATGCAGAGCCGCCGTCGCCGCAGGATGCCCCTGAGAGCCCGCAGGCGGCAGCAGACGCCGCCCTTGCCGACGAAGTGGCAAGTCTGCGCGCACAGCTCGCGCGCGCCACAGGAGAGCGCACAGCGGCCATCGAGGCAGTGAAGCTCGGCGTGGACGCGAAGCAGATCCCGTATGTGCTGCGGCTCGTCGAGCTGCCGGAGAGCGGGAAGGCCGAGGACATCGCCGCCGCCGTCAAGAAGGTGCTCGACGATGTGCCGGCATTCAAGTCCGCTGCGCCCGGGAATCAGACCGGCATCCGCATCGGCGCCAGGGCTTCGCAGGAAGCACAGAATGAGGACGTCCTTGCAAGGGCGTTCGGGAACAAAACCAGGAATTAACAGGAGGTATGCACAATGGCAGTTTACAATTACGCCGACGCTTTTTCCACGCAGCTCGCGCAGAAGTATTCCCGTGAGCTGGTGAGCTGGGAGCTGACCCAGTCCAATCCGCAGGTGCAGTTCATCAATGCACAGACCATCAAGCTCCCCGTCATCACCCTGTCCGGCTACAAGGATCATAACCGCCAGGGCACCGGCTTCAACACCGGTACGCTGGCCAACAGCTGGGAGCCCAAGAAGCTCGAGCACGACCGCGACATCGAGTTCGCCGTCGATCCGATGGATGTGGATGAGACGGACCTCGCGCTCTCCATCGCCAATATCACCAATCAGTTTGAGGAGCAGCAGGCCATCCCGGAGAAGGATTCCTACCGCTTCTCCAAGCTCTATGCGCAGGCGGCTTCCTATACGGCAAACGGCGCCGTTGTCGATACCACGACCACCCTGACGGCTGCCAATGTCCTTGACTGGTTCGACACCCAGATGGCCGCGATGGATGACGCGGGCGTGCCGGAGGAGGGACGCATCCTGTATCTGACCTCTGCCGTGCGCAAGCTCCTGAAGAATGCACAGGGTATCACCCGCACGCTCTCCGTCGGCGCTGCCGGCGTGATCGACCGCACGGTACACAGCATTGACGATGTGACGCTGCGCACGGTGCCCTCGGCGCGATTCAAGACCGCGTATGATTTCACGAACGGCTGCACCCCTGCGGCCACGGCCAAGCAGATCAATACGATGCTCGTGCATCCGTCCTGCGTCGTGTCCCGTGATAAATATAGTTATATTCAGGTATTCACGCCCGGCCACGATTCCAGAACGGCGGACAAGTACCTGTACCAGAACCGCTATTTCACCGACACCTTCCTGCTCCAGCAGAAGGCGCCGGGTATCGCGGTCAATGCAGATTCCTGAAAATGGGGGTGAAGTGATGCTGTACGCTGTAAAAGAGAACAAGACCTACGAGGTTTCCGACAAGGCGCAGCAGTCGGAATTCCTGAAACGCGGCTATGATATTGCAGACGCGACCGGCAGGGTCATTGAGCATGCGCCGGGCAAGACCGTTCCCTATGCGCAGTATGCCGCGCTTCTCGAGGAGAATGCCAGACTGCGCTCCATGCTGCCGGAGGAGAGCGCCGGAGAAGAGGACACAAGCCCTCCCGCGCCGGAAAAGCCCGGCAGGAAGAAGTGAACGCCTACCTCACGCCGGGGGAGTACGCAGCGCTGACTGGGCGCGAGGCCGGGGACGACACGGCAGCGCTCCTTGACCAGGCGTCCGCACAGGTGGACATCCTGACGTTCCAGCGCATCCGCGCTGTCGGCTTCGAGGCGCTCACAGAGATGCAGCAGGATCTCGTCAAGGCGGCGACCGCGCGGCAGGCGGCGTTCCTCACGGACTACGGCGACATGGCCGACACGCCCCTTGCGTCCTACGGCATCGGCGATGTGTCGATGGCGTGGGACGGGGCGAAGGTCGTGCAGCAGTCCGGCGTCACGGCGCCCGCGGAGGTGCTGGCGCTGCTGCGGCAGACGGACCTCTGCTGCCGAGAGCTGAGGTGATCGTATGAAGTATCCCAAGCTCGTCCGCCCGCAGGACTGCACGACGCTCGTCACCGTCACCCTCTTCGCCGAGGGACTGACGGAGGACGGGGCGCCTGCGCGTGCATCCTCGATGTCGCTGTACTGTCACAGGCTGTCGTCGTCCAAGCGGACGTATGACCGCAGGCACGCCGAGGTCACGCTGACGGCGGTGCTCTATTTCTGCGCGGACTTCTGCCCGGACTTTCCGGAGATCCCGGAGGGCGAGGTCGTGCTCGATGGGGCGCGGCGCCGCATCGCGTCCGGGAAGAAAGCACGCGACCCCGACGGGACGGTGAACTACATCCGACTGGAGGTGGCGTGAATGAAAATCGTACTGCCGCCCGGTGTCCTGTACGACCAGGCGCTGCTCGATACGACGGCGCAGCTGCTGCTCGGCGAGATCATCGACGAGCAGGTCATCCCGAAAGACGTGGGCACGCTCGAGGCATCCCACCACGTCGCCCCTCACCCGGAGGAGCGGCGCGCGGACATCAATGCCGCGACGCCCTACGCGCGGCGGCTCTACATGCACCCGGAGTACGACTTCCGGCAGGGAGAGAACAGGAACGCCAAGGGGCGGTGGTTTGAGGACTGGGAGCCCGGCGGCAGGGAAGCCGGCCGCGCGGCGCAGATCTACGCGGCGCTCTGGGCGAAGAAGTATGGAGGTAAGTGATGCAGCTAACAGATGTGCGGGACTGGCTCAGGACGGTGTTCCCGGAGGCGGCGCGCGCCTATGTGGGGCGCATCGACGCCGCGCAGGAGCGGTGTATCGGCATCTATGACGGACAGGCGAGGCCGGCCGTTCGGGCGCTGGGACCGCAGAGCTATGATGTGCTGCCGGTGTCCGTCCTCGTCTACTGGACGGCAGACGCCCGGGAGACGCAGGCGGCCGCGCAGACGCTCTACGACCGGCTCCGTGCCGTGCGCCGTCCCGTCATCGGCGGGCATGAGGTCCCGCTGATCGCACTGACGAGCACCGCCCCGGTGGACTGTACACGGCCGGAGTCGCCGGTCTATGAGCAGGTCATCGAGGCGGTCATTTATTACAACAAGGAGGCTTAACTATGGCATTTACGACTGGTGTATTCCCCGTCCACGAGAACAAGTTCGAGATCAAGGTCGGGGAGGAATACAAGGAGATCGCGGATCTCGAGGGCTTTTCCATCACGTTCGACGGCACCGTCGAGGAGTGGTACTCCATGGAGAACGGCGGCTGGGCGTCCGCGCTCAAGACCGGCATGAAATGGAGCATCTCCCTCAAGGGCAAGCGTAATGTCGGCGATGCGGGCAACGACGCCATCGCGGCCAAGAAGTTTGCGATGGGGCAGGATGCCTACGCCGATTTCCGCTGGACGATGCCCGGCGGGACGCAGATCGAGCAGCAGATGGTCGTCAACGTCAAGAACGACGGCGGCGGCGATACGACCAATGTCGGCGCGCTGGAGGCCGATCTCCAGTCCAACGGCAAGCCCACCATCACCGACCCGACATGAAGGGCAGGCGCTCTGGGCGCGCCGCTGGCATCCGCGGCGTCCTTCGCAGCGCCTTCGCCGGAGCCGGATGATGATGATAACGATATGATCGAACAGGAGGACGATGAAGATGCGATTTGAACTGACCGACAAGCTCACCGTGCAGGAGCGTCCCGTGCTGGCGATCCTCGGGAAAGAGTATGAAGTCGATAATACGAAGGACACCGTGTTGCGCTTCCAGGAGATGGCCGACAAGCTCGACGGCGCCGCGCTCATCGACCAGGGCGTCGCGCTCTTCCTCGGCGAGGAGGCCGCGGGGGCGCTCGGCGCGATGGGGCTCTCGTGGAAGAACTGGCAGCGCGTGTTCATGGCCTGTGTCGCTCTCGCGACCGAGGACAGCTACGAGGCCGTGGAGGAGCGATTTCAGAAGGGGACGGCCGCAGTCTGAGCGGCAGTGGTACGACACCCGCGAGGACTGGGCGCTGATCGAGGCGAGCTTCGCGGAGCAGTACGGCATCCGCCTGCGCCGCGAGCCGGACATGACGTGGGGCGAGTTCGCGGCGCTCCTGTCGGGCATCTCCCCGGAGACGCCCCTCGGGCAGACCGTCCGCATCCGCTCCGAGCGCGACCCGAAGCGGATCGCTGCGTTCACGCCGGCGCAGCGCAGGATTTATGACGCATGGGCAGGCCGCGGCATCACGATGGTGACGGACGAGGCGGCCTATCAGGCAGCGATGGCGAGCATCGAGCAGATGTTCCGCCGGATGGGAGGTGCAGACAGTGGCAGATGAAGCACAGGCGCGGGTCGTGATGCAGCTCGTCCTCGAGACGAAGGAGGCAGAACGGCAGCTCGACACGATCGAGAAGTCCCGCGATGATATGACCGTCAAGGTGGACGCCGATACATCTGCGGCACAGGCCGCTGTAGACGTGCTGGCAGTGCCGCCGGAGGTGCTGCGTATAGATGCTGATACGTCTGCGGCACAGGCCGCTGTGGACGCGCTGACAGTGCCGCCGGAGGTGCTGCGTATAGACGCTGATACATCTGCGGCACAGGCCGCAGTCGGCAGTCTCTCCGAAGAGGCACAGCGCAGCGCCGCCCAGACCGAGCGCGCCGTCTCGCAAGTCGAGCGGCCGCTCACACGGCAGGGCTCGCTCTTGACGCAGCTCCGTGGACGGTTCGCGCAGCTGACCGACCGTGTGCGGCAGTTCGGGACGCAGGGACTCCGCTCCGGCGAACAGGTTAACAGGTCGTTCAGTGTGCTCGGCGGCACAGGACGGGAGCTCCTCCGGACGCTCACGAGCCTGTTCGCGGTGACGCGTGTCATCGCATGGGGGCGTGCCTGCGTCTCGGCATCCACCGAGGCGGAGAACGCGTTCCGGGGCCTATCGTCCATCCTTGCGGGGCAGGGGCGGGACTTTGCGGCGGCGCAGGGTTGGCTGCAGGACTATGTGGCCGACGGCCTCGTGCCGCTGTCGAACGCCGTCACGTCCTACAAGAACCTCGCTGCACGCGGCTATGACGACACGCAGATCCGCGCCGTCATGACCGCGCTCAAGGACAGCGCGGCCTACGGACGACAGGCGAGCTACACCCTCGGCGACGCGGTCATGTCCGCGACCGAGGGCCTGAAAAACGAGAACAGCGTCCTCGTGGACAATGCTGGTGTGACGAAGAACGTCGCGAAGATGTGGGACGACTACGCCCGCTCCCTCGGCACCACGTCCGCGAGCCTGACGCAGCAGCAGAAGATCCAGGCCGAGGTCAACGGCATCCTGAATGAAACGCGCTTCCAGACCGGTGACGCTGCCAGGGTCGCAGGGACATTCTCGGGGCAGGTATCGCAGCTGGCGGCGAATCTGACGCAGTGCAAGGCCGTCGTGGGCGACTTCCTGCGCGTGGCCGTCCTGCCGGTGATCCAGGCGCTGAACACGGCGACGCGTGCCGTCACGATCTTCCTACAGACCATCGGTGACGCGCTCGGGATTACGTCCCGGGACTACGGACAGACGGTCGGCGCGTCGATCGCGTCCGGCATGGAGCAGGCCACCGAGCAGACCGACGCACTGACGACCTCGCTCACCGCTGCGAAGGCCGCGCAGGACGCGCTCAAGGCCGCGAGCTTCGACAACTTCAACATCATCGGCGGGCAGGAGACAGACGTGGAGCCCGCGCAAATGGCGCCCTCGAATGCCATCGGCGGTGGCATCGGAGATATGGCGCGCAGGGCATCGGACGCCGTCGTCCAGACGGACGCGCTCCGGGAGCGGGTACGACGTCTTGCGGACGATGTACTGCGATGGGGCGGCCGTGTCAAGTCGTGGTGGGAGGCAGAGTCGGCCGGTCTGACTGCGTCCCTCGGGCGCACGGCGGACAGCATCAAGAGCATGTTCGCCGCCATCGGGGACAGTCTGTCTACCGTTTTGACGGACGGTACTGGTGAGGCGGCCGCGGAGAGCGTCCTGCGAACGTTCACATATGTCTCAGATACTGTCAACGGCCTGGATACGCGCTTCACAGTCGCGTGGGAGGACGACGGCATCGGCGACCGCATCATCCAGAACGCCGCCGATCACCTTCTCGTCCTCCTGGGCACCGTCGAGGACGTGTCCCGCGCGACGTCGGACTGGTCGCAGACGGTAAACTTTTCGCCGCTCCTGCGGAGCTTCGCGGGTGTGCAAGAGGCGCTCACGCCGATCCTCGGGCGACTGAGCGGGGGCGTGTCATGGGTCTGGGAGAACGTTCTCCTGCCGTTCGGCTCGTGGGCAATCGAGGACGCGCTCCCGGCCTCGCTGGGCGTGCTGTCCGGCGCGCTCGACGTGCTCGACGGCGCAGCGGCCGCGCTCGAACCGCATGGGAAATGGCTCTGGGACGAATTCATCTCTCCGATCGCCAACTGGACGGGCGAGATCGTCGTGGACGGTCTGGAAGATCTGGCGGATGCGCTGCATGATCTGGGCGACTGGATCAGGGAGCATCCCGATGCGGGGGACGCGCTCTGGGATATTGCAGGCGCACTCGGCGGTATTGCGATTGCAGTCAGGGGAGCGGCATTGATCGGGAACTTTGCCGATGCACTTGCAAAGCTCTCACCGCTGATCCTTGGCGAGAGCAGCGTGATCTCCTCGGCATTTGCAACGGTCGGAGCGGCCGGAGGGGTATCGTTCGGCGCGGCATTACTGCCTGCAATTGTAGCCTTCATTGCAGGCTGGGGCATCGGCTCTGCCATCTATGATATTATGGGAGATGAGATCGACGCTGTGCTCTGGCCGGTATTCGATCAGATCGTCGGATTCTTCGACCAGGTCAAGTATTGGACGCGCATCTCTCTCGACTATATCAAGGAGTGGATATCGCGCATCCCCGAACACATCCGGCAGAAGGCGCAGGAGGCCTACAACAACACGCTCAGACCGTTTGAGAAGATCGGCGAATGGGCTGCGGATCGAATGGGTGAGATCAAATCCGCATTTTCGGTCACGCGGCAGTGGTTCGGTGAGACCTTCGGAGGTGCGGTGGACAATATCAAAGAGAAATTCTCCGCGGTGAAGGGGTTTGCAGAACAGGCATGGACAGACATCACATCCCCCTTCGCCCATGTTGCCGACTGGTTTCACGAGACCTTCTCCCATGCATGGGAACGGGTGCTTGAAGTGTTCAGCAGGGGCGGCAGCGTATTTCAGGGGATCGAAGCCGGCATTGCCAGTGTTTTCAGGGATACGGTCAACGGCCTGATTGACGGCCTGAACAACACGCTGTCGCTTCCGTTCTGGAATCTGTCCGAATCGCTGCGCGTGATCCGGGAATGGAGCATCTGGCTTCCGTGGGCAGGAGACTGGCAGCCGTTCGGCGGGCTGCCTTCCATCGAGATCCCGCAGATTCCGCGGCTTGCGCACGGCGGCCTTGTCTCGCAGCCGACGCTGGCGATGGTCGGTGACAACCCGAATGCACAGAATGACCCCGAGGTCGTGTCCCCCCTGTCCAAGCTCAGATCCTTGCTGCCCGAGCAGAATGACGGCGGGCAGATCGCGATGAAGCTGGACAGCCTGATCCGGCTTTTGCAGATGATCCTCTCGGTGATGCAGGAGATGGATCCGGCAGGGCACGGATTGTCCGACAAGGATATTTACGCCGCAGCCGAACGCGGACGCAGGCGTTACCAGAAGATGAAGGGAGTGATCTGATTGCTGCAGCGTTCTTCTGTATTTGCAGTCAATGGAACCCATATCTATACACCAGATGCCCCGCTGCCGTTTGCATTCGGGCATCTGCAAAGCAGCGCCGGCAGATCCCTGTCCGGCTATGCGGTCAAGAACACCGTGCGCTATAATGTCTTGTCCTGCAACAATATCCATTACACGGCCATGACACTCCGGGAATTCCGCGAGATGTTTGCGCTGTTCATGCAGACGGCGGAGTATTTCAATTTCACATACTACGATCCGACCATCGGCGGGATCAACACCGCGCAGGTCTACTGCAACAATTTTTCCGGATACCTCATGAGCATCGAAGGCGAGGGGCTTGTGACGGATGTGTCGTTCTCGCTGGTAGGGAGGTAATATGCTGGCAACTGACTGGCTGGATGCCGCAAAGCGCAGAACGGTGCAGCTTGACTTTTCCGACTGCTCTGTCAGCGACGAAGACCCGGTGCTGCTTGATCTGCATTATTCGGAGGTCATGAGCGACAGCCCGGATGTGGTCATCGGGGAAATCGTCGTACCGGAGCTGCGGGCGACATTCGAGGCGGTGGATCTCTCGGAGCATCTCGGCGAGACTGTCACTCTGCGGGCGGGGCTCGAGGTATCTCGGGAGGATGTGACGGAGGAACTGCGGGAAATTGCCGAGAACCTCGGAAATGACCTGTATTTTGCCAGGTCGTATCTGGGTGGATGGCTGGTCGCAAAGGGCAATGAAGTCTATAGTGCGCAGAAGGGTTACTCCGGTACACTGACTACGAGCCTGGAATTCACCTGTGTGCAGGACATCACTGGGATGTGGCTGGAGGAACCGCGGGTCACGGTCGATGCCGGCGGAATGCCTGTCCGCGGATCCGGAACGGCGTATTTCCTGCACAGGGAGAAGCCTTATCTGACAAAGGCCGCGTTTGTGACAGCGCTGAATCTGGCAAATCATCCGTATGCCGGCTTTGCCGCAGGTACGGAGGAAGAAACGGTCACAGTCTCCGGCGCACTGGAAATGCGGCTTCTCACCGATGCAGACGGGGGTGTCAGCCGCAGCCGGATCTCGCTGTGGCAGTATGATCCGGAAACGCTGCATGATGTGGCATACGGTGAGCGGATCCAGACGCTTTCGGTGCGGTATGCCGGGCGTTATGAGGACGGCTCCCTTCGCCGCCGCGTGATTGCCGGTGAAGTCACAGTCTGTGAGCCGGCTTCCTTCGGGGAACTGATCCTGACGGAGACTTCCGCACAGGATGAAGAAACGGTCGAGGCGTACTGCTACGGGATCCTCGGGAAGCTCTCTGCGATCTCTGCGGAGGGATTCCTGCAAACGGGGTATTTCTTTGTGCATCCCGGTGATACCTTCGCGCAGCTTTACCGGAATTTCCTGACATGGCTCGGCACGCAGGGGATCACGCTTGCCGCGGCGGAACAGACGTATCTCAATCTGGATTCCCTGACGGTGACGGAGCCGGACTGGTCACAGGCAGATCTGACAGCGGTGACGGCTGCGGATGTGCTGCGCTGCTTTGCATTGCTCGAAGGCGGCAATGCGCGGATGAACCGCGATAACCGGCTCGAGCTGGGCTGGTGTGCAGACACGCCTTCCATGACTGTTTCGGCAGAGATCACCGGCTCCCTTCGCATCGGCGCGGAGCGTCTGGCGCCGGCTACCGGCATGACATTTTATCAGGCGGATACCCGCAATGTAATCGGATCGGCGGTGCCGGAGGAAAAGCTGCTTGTGCGCTGCTTTGCATCGGCTTCGGATCTGGATGCTGCCTATGCCAGGATCGTACAGAGCATGACCAACGGTGCGCATCTGCCGGTACGGGGCGAGCTGCTATGCGGTGGGAATCCGCTGCTGCGGGCAGGGGACTGCATTCGTGCCGTTACCCGCAGCGGTGTGGCGGTAAATGTACAGGTCTTCTCGCAGGAGATCGACACATTCCCATTTATGCGCAGCCGGATCAGCACGCCGGAGGGAACGGACTGGTCAACCGACCCGGTGGATTTCTACCGGGAGCAGATCATCCGGATCAATGTCATGAGCGGATGGCCGCGGATGATCGTTTCCGGATTCCCGCCGGACACATCGGAAATGGTCGTGCGTGCGCTGAAACGCTCGGACAGGTCGTTTATCGTGGATCCTGCGCTGTATACGGTTACAGTGCGAGAGAACGCAGAGGAGGAATGCGCGGCCGTTACGGTGCATTTTGAATCGTTTACCGATGAAAATCCGCGCACACTGCTCCGGTATGCAATGTACACCGCCGCCGGAGAGCCGCTTATGACGGCAAACGGGAGAATTCTGGCAGTAAGGAGGACTGGCTGATGGGAGGATTTGACACGGGGATGAACGGCATCCTGCTTCTGACGAGGGCAGCCTATGAGCAGGCGACTGAAAGGAGCGAGGTAGATTCGGACACGATGTATATTGTCCGGGAGACAAGCGGGGGATTTTCGCTGTATCTGGGAGGCACGGCGATGCTGCTGATTATGAGCGCATCCGCCTACGAATCCCTGACCCCCAAGAACCCGGCCACGATGTACGTCATCACCGACGACACGGAGACAGCGGAAGAAGAGGAGGGATCTGAATGAACAATGACTATATTCTGATCGAAAGCAGCCGCACACGGTATGAGGACGGCCTGTACAAGGCAGCGGTGACGATCTGCGCACCGGATGCAGAGCATCTGCCGGAGCCGCTCCCGGAATGGGATCCGGGGTCTGTCTGCATCGTCCCGGACGGGCATCAGTTCTTTATGCTGAATTTTGAGGGGGAGTGGGTATGAGTGATATGCTGGCCAGACTGATGGCGCTTGCGGCGATGCAGTCCGGAGGTGCTGATCTTTCCGAATACTACACGAAGGCCGAGACGGACAGGCACATTTCTGATGAGGTTGCCAGGATCGTGTCTGATGCGCCCGAGGACTATGACACGCTCAGAGAACTGTCTGACTGGATCGCTACGCATGAGGAATCTGCCGCGGCAATGAACAGCGCGATTCAGGCGAATACAGCGGGGGTTGCGGCATTGTATGCGGAAGTTGCAACAAAAGCCCCGCAGTCAACGACGTATACAAAAACCGAGGTTGACGCAGCTTTGAGTGATAAGGTTGACAAGGTAACGGGCAAGGGACTGTCAACAAACGACTTTACCAACGCCGACAAGACAAAGCTGGACAGTGTTGAATCCGGAGCAGAAGCGAACGTACAGGCTAACTGGACACAAACCGACACCACGGCGGATGACTATATCAAAAACAAGCCCACGATTCCCGCGCCTGTAAGTGTTGACCAGACATATAGTGCAACATCCGCAAATGCACAGTCTGGTGTTGCGGTCGCACAGGCTATCGGCACGAAGGTCGACAAAGAAACCGGCAAGGGGCTGAGCACAAACGACTTTACGAATGCTGACAAGGAAAATCTCGGAACCGCTCTCGCAAAGGCAAATGCAGCAGCCCCGCAGGCAACGACATATACCAAAACCGAAGTTGATACTTCGCAGTCAGCACAGGACACCCGTCTTGACTGGATGGAACGCAATATTGAGACTATCCGTGTGATGATGGATGCCGTACTGTATGGCTATCGAGTAGACAAAAACGATAGCAACCCAGAAACCCGTGTGTCGTATATGTATGATGCGATCGGCATGACACCCGCACGGATGAACTATACAACAGGCACATTCGACTATGGTTCATGGGCAAATGCGTGGTTTATCACCGGGAACAAGCCTGTTGCGCTGAAATTCGATGGTACAGTGGACTATGAGCTTGATCCTGATGATTATAGCAAAAAAGCAGACGGTACGGATTCCGATGTGTCAGATGCATCCTACGCGGGCAACTTCATGGCATCCATGCCAACGGTATGGTTCAAGCGTTGGGAGGATGACGGCTACGAGTATGTCGCCATCTCTAACAAGCAGATCACGCCTGATTTTTACGCAGACGCGCACGACAACGGCGAGGGTGATATCAATGACATGATCTATCTGCCAATGTTTAAGGGCGTAACAATTGACGGCAAGCTACGGTCGATCGCCGGGGCTGCCGTCGAAGGAAGCACAAGCGGCTCGGAGGAAAAAGCAAGAGCAGAAGCAAACGGCGCAGGCTGGCAGCTATGGGACTGGTCGAAGCATGAGCTGGTCTCCGATTTGCTGACACTCATTTCCAGGAGCTCAAATTCGCAGGCGGCATTCGGTCAAGGTGATACAAATACCTATGTCGATGACGAATCACAGAACTACGGAAAACTCAATACCGGGCAGCACAAGGTTGACGGTGAATGGGTGATGTACGGCGGCGGCCAGTTCTGGGGTGCTTCTGACGACAAACACCACGTCAAAGTGTTCCACATCGAGGACTTCTGGGGCAATCGCTGGGACAGATGTTTGGGACTGAATCTGGTAAATATGGAGTATGTATACAAGTTGGTACGCCCGTATTCGCTGGATACTGACAGCACCTATACGCACAGTGGCCTGACCGCTCCCACAGCAGGATATCAGAAAACGCAGTATGCTGGTCGATTCGGCACATTGCCAAAAGCGTTCGGCGGTTCACAGACAACGTATGTCTGCGACTCTTTCTTGAGTTCTTCAGGAACCTGCCTCTGTTTGTTCGGCGGCGGCTGTGGTAATGGGGCTGTTTGTGGTCCGCGCTTTTTGAATCTGGGTGCTGCTTCAGGCTATCGGTATCGGGTTATTGGCGGTTCGCCTTGTTTTAACCACCCTCACGAGGGGGTTTAATGGCAGAAAGGAAGGATTTATATGCTTAGTCTAAATTACTACAAATCCGAATCCGACACAATGCCGGAGGAGATCGACACCATGTCAAGCCCGACTACCGTATATCTGCGGAAAAACATCCGCACAGAGGAACGTAAAGACCCCGAAACGGGCGAGACCCGCACAGTATTTGTCTACGACGAAGCAAAAATGCCGCGTCAGGAGTATGTAGACTATCTCTCCGGAAAAACGCAGGCAGATGTGGAGTATCTTTATATGATGGGAGGATATGATTACGATGAGTAAGTATTACAATCTCGTCAAGAAAAACTACGACAATGGGTTCTGGAGCATTGACAAATTAATGGATTCAGTTGTCAAAGGGTGGATTACGGCAGATGAGTATGAAGAAATCACCGGGGAGGTATATGCGTGATAAATGGTATTGATGTATCAAAATGGCAAGGCGCGGCTGTATACGTCAAGCATTCAGGAGTGATCCTCGCTTTGCAGAACGGAGGATAATCACGAATGTCTATTACAGGAACACAGCCCGTAACGTTTACTTCCCCTTCCGCACAGGCGGCCGATTACCGCATTTACGGCCCGCTGCCCGCGGGGGATCTTGTGCTATCTGTACGCACGCCGAGAACACGGAATCTGCTGCCGTATCCGTATCCGGGTTTCAATATTGATTCGCCAGGCATAGACACGACAATCGACGACCATGGTGTAGTCAGCGCCGGTGCTGGATCGGTGAGCCAGAAATACGCATTGGTTTTCTCTTCATACACGGGAGGCGCAGACGCTCAGCCGTCCCTGATCGTTCCGGCTGGAACTTACACGGCATCCGTCCGACCAGACTATGTCTCGCGTTCAACCGGATGGCGGCCGCAACTGTGCATCTGGGCGTTTCGCGTCACCGACCCGACACATAAGCTGGTTGACAATATCACGGATTATGATTACAGTGGTTGGAACGGACGGATCACATTCACAGTCAATGAACCGGCCATCGTTATGATGACCGTATTTTACACAAGCGGTTATACTTATGTGGCGGACACTTTGTACCCGCAGCTTGAGGCCGGTTCCATGACAGAATTCGAGCCTGTTAATCCCGCGACATTGACGACGATCACGCTGCCCCGTGCTTTGCAGGAGGGCGAATATCTGAGCTTTTCCGAGCAGAAGATCATGCCCACCGGAACGCCGGTGACGCTCCCGGCCTTGCAGACGCTTGTCGGGGAGAATGTGCTGATGATCGAGAATTACCCGCGAGCGGTCAATCAGATCAGCGTGACGCCGGGGGATGCCGGGGTCACTCACATCC